GCATTACCAGAAGTAGAAACAGATGTACTGCTTTGAACAACAAATTGTGTTGATGAAATAACAGAAATCACAGATACATTTTCTGATGTGGCTGAACCTGAAATAATGTTTAAATCAATAACATCGCCTACAGATAATGTTTCTTGAGCACTATGAGTAATAGTAATATTATTACCTGATTGAGTATATGTTATATCTAAAGGAGGATTTTCTTTATAAAAGCTAACCACTTCTGCGGAAACGGTGGCTGAACTTGAACGAGTTACGGTAAAGGAAGAGCTTGAAATGACAGAAGCTACTGCTAATTGTTCTCTGACATTATTAGTTCCAACATCAAAAATTAAATTTAAAACATCACCTACAGCAATAGGTTGATCACCCACTTCAACTATTGTTGCGGTTGTGCCTGTCTGACTATAACTTCCTGTTTCAACTTTAACTCCTTCTATTTCAACTAATTTTCCTTTTGCGTCAAATACAATATCATCACCTAAACCATTGATACCAGAAGCTCTTAAGTACGAATCTAACTGTTGATCTGTTTTATCACCAAAATAATGTTGAGTAAAAGCAGGGCTTACGTCTTCAAATAAATCATCAGGTAAAGAGCTTGACATTAAACAGAAACCTCAATTTGATCTGTATCAATTCCATTTGATACATTTACACTGCCAACAAAAATTTCACCATAAACAAGAGGTAAGGCTACACCTGCTCTTGATACGTTTGTGACCCCACTAAAGGCAAAGTTAACAGTGGCATCTTCTGGTTCTAAAGATGAATTGAATTTAGGTTTTGGTGTTAAATAATCTGCGACTGATTGTAAGACTAATCCTGCTCCTAATTGTACTGCTATAGGGCCAAGAAAACCAGCAGCAGAACCTCCAAGTAATACAGCCCCTAAGATTAACCCAAAAATTTTTCCTTCCACCACAGGTATTATTTTAATTTCGTCTTTAATTGGATTTAATAAATCATTTTCTGTAGCATCATATCCACCCATATCCACTCGATAATATTTGTCCATCATGTATGTTTCCAACTCTGGATGATTACAACGCAGAAAACGCATCACCTCTATAGGATTATTAACTTCTGCCTTCTGTTCTTTCCATCCTACAAAGTCTGCCAGATCTCCATATAGTTTTACTGTCTTAAGCATGGA